CAGCTTTCAGGCGATGGTCTCAGTTCAGGACAGGAAACTATAGTTATTGGAAGTCAGGGCGTAGATGGTACACCAGCATCTAACGGTATGACAAATCTACCATTAACTTTAGATGTTAATATTCCTATAGTCGCGAGCAACCAAGTGTCGATTGCCGCCGCCATGGACGTGGACGTCGGATCTGCACAAGTAGCTGTTACTTTGGTTTTCCAATAATTTTAGGTTACCATGGTTCGCAATAGAAAAGGGCTAGCGCCTTGGTCTCTTGCAAGAGAGGCGGGCATCGAGTCCGCAACCGTAGACGGAACTATCGAAGTTCCTCAATATGTACAACCTGTATTAGATACGGGATTTGTTGATGAAAAGGGAGACTGGAAAGGTGCCAAGAGTAATGACAAGAATTTCTTTGCTTTTGGAACGTTCCCTGGTATAGCTAATGGCGGGACGATCTTAGCCCCCTCTGTTAATGCTGATGGTACGTGGCCTCTAAATATGAGTGGTTATCGTAGTGTATTTATTGCAGTAAAACCAACTAATGGCGGAGCTTATGCAACTACTGCAGTAATGGGACCCGATAGCAATAGCTTTGCGAATTTAAGCCCTGTGGATGCTGCTTCTACTCTAATTGGTAACGATGCACAGGCCAACCCCAACGATTTTACCTCTTTGTTTATAGATTCAGCGCATACTATGGTTGTGGATGTTTGGAATATATTTTTTATTGGTAACACTTTAAGAGATCAGAGATTATTACAATTTAGTATCACTAACAACAGTGGTGGTTCTTCTGACATTGAGACAGCATTTATGAGAATTGTATAATGCCCACAAAGAGAGAACGGGAGTATTACCAGTTAGGTTTTCAGGATGGTGTAAAGTGGTTACAAGGTACGGGGGCTGATGTTAGGCCGGAAGATGTGCCCTTTATTGGTGGCTACGGTGGAAGAGGTATCAGGGAGAGACAGCGACAGACCGATTACTGGGGAGACCCAAAACCTAAGCGTAAACTATCAGCCTGGAACAAGTTTGTTAAGGCTAACAGCAAGAAACCACGTTTCCGATATCGTAACGGTAAATTGAATCTAAAGAAAATGGCGGTTGCATTCAGGAAAACCCCAGCTGGTAGAAAGAAGAGGCGTTAATGGCCTACGTACTCATTCCAGATGGGTTTACCCTCAAGAAGGTAACAAAGCTCCAAGAAGAGGCCGTGAAGGCACATAGACGACATGAGGATTTGGTAGCTTTGTTGGGAAATGAAAACGTACCTTTAGTTGTTGGAGCAGGGGTTCTTGGGGCCTTTCTTCCTGCGTTAATCGCGGCGCTTTTACAAGCTCAAGAGGATGCATTGAATATTACTTTAACCGATAAACAGAGAGAGACGTTAATGACACATCCTTCACTAGGTCCAGTAGGAATTGCAAATCTTTTAGCAACAAAAGTTGTTGGTGGTATCACCGATTTAGAATTTCCAAAGGATTTTAAATTTGGCAAAGGTATAGCATGAATCTTACAGCATTGATACCGTTAGTGAAACTCTTAAAGGATGCATTGGGGCCAGTCTCACCACCAGGCCCTCCTGCACCCGATGTTGCCGCGCCTACAGAAATAAAACCTATTTGTGCACCAGGGTTTTTTGCATATCAGGATCCTTTCACCAAACTTTGGTCATGTGTTAGAATTCCATCAGGACGTTAGATATGGAGATTACAGCCATCGAATTGATAGGACTTGCTGTTTTCTGGAGTATATTCTATTTCTTTCTTAGTCATTACATCGCAGGGTTAAGCCGCGATGCCTGGGTGGAATATATCCGAGGTCCTGAATCCGACGAAATGTTGCTTGAGGCTTTGGAACCGATCGTAAATGAGATAGATGATAGAATGCATGATAAACTGGAAGCGTTCCAATCTTCTTTCTTCGGATCTCTTGGAGCGGCCAGTAAAAAATTAGACCAATCAACAGGTCAAGCAACCATCAAAGCAGTAACTAGGGACAACCCAATACTTGGGTTTGTGGCTGAGTACCTCATGAAAAGAGGCGGAATAGGGGATTTAGTGGGCCAGAATACCCCGAAGAGTGTAGACTCAACGTCTCCAGAAAGGGAGAAGTTAGGTCTAAAGTAGTATTATTTATTTATTATTTATTTAATTAACTAGTATAGTAGTAGTATGACGGTTTATTTTTTGTTAAAAAAAACCGTGTGGTATAAATATTACTTTTTATAATAGAAAATATCGAAAGTTTTTCAGGGTCCAGCTGAGTATTCAATAAAAAAACAATTAATTAACTAAATAATTAATACCCCTTTCTATACTGTGGGTATATGGGTGAGACAAAAGACATGTCTTTGATGTCTGGGAATCCAAACAAAAAAAAGACAAAGAAGCGGGTTGGCCGTCCCGAAAAAACGGATAGCGAAGGAAAGCGGATTATCACAAAAGTGGTAAACGTCAATGCTCCAGTTAAGTTCCTGGAGTTCCTGAAAGAGAATGGAGTTAACAGGTCGGAATTGTTTACCAAAGTCGCGGCATCCTATTATGCTAAAGAAATATGCGACGTTTGCTATAGTAAATTAAACAAAACAATAGTAGGGATTAGCTGTCCAGAATGTGCCACACAGTATTGGAATAGGACAAAAGTCATGAAGACGTTTTGGAAGGCCTTTAACGACTGTCCTGACTGTGGTGAGTCATATTCACATGAGAACCTTTTTGCGAAGACAAAGCAGGGCTTAGATGGCTGTCAAAAGTGCGGGGTGGTAAAACGTGGCTAAACCAATAATGGATTTAGAATTTAGCAAGTGCCTATGGTGCGATCGTCCAATTCTTGTAGATAAAAACAGGGGTTATAATATGGGTGATGATGATAAACCTATGATATTGATGTTCGGTTGTAAAATATGCGCGGCTAAGGCCCTTAAAAAGAACCATCAAATATAAGTAGCTACCCATATGTGAGTAGTCGGGCGCCTTCGATGGCCGCCCCACTTAGGAGAAAATATGGTACGAAGAAAAGCACGAAGGACTCGTCGAAAGCGTTCCTTTAGCGTAAATCTTTTGGAAACCGGCGCAGGCCTCGCTTTCTTACAAGCGGCCAATGCAGGAACAGCGGCGCAGTCTTTCATGGCAGGAAACATTAAAGGAGGAATTGATGTATTATCGAAAGCCTTCAAAGAAAACAAAAACGACTTCATTAAGATCGGAGTCGGAACCTTAGCGGCTAAGTTAGTTCTTCGCAGTATGGGAGGATCCAAAGTATTAGGATCCATAGGTCCATTGAAGCTGAGGAGTTAGATTATGACAAATATCAATAAAGGAGGCGATTAATTTGGCCTTTTATAGATCGAGGGAAGGTGCTTTGACGAGCGCGGATACAATGACTTCGCTAGGGTCCATGTGGGGCCAGTCTACGACCGCGAGTGTTCAATGTCCAAGTCAAACTAGTGCCATTGTAGGTATCATAGCCTCAGTGTCAACAGATAGCGCAAGTAACGGAGCCGCAACCTTTGCGATTCAGCTTTCAGGCGATGGTCTCAGTTCAGGACAGGAAACTATAGTTATTGGAAGTCAGGGCGTAGATGGTACACCAGCATCTAACGGTATGACAAATCTACCATTAACTTTAGATGTTAATATTCCTATAGTCGCGAGCAACCAA